TTCATTAAGTTGGTCATCAGACAGAACAGACAGAGCTTCCTCAGCTTTTTCATTTGAGTAATTATAATACTCTTTTACAGCATCCAGGTTCTCGATTGCCTCTTTCTTATGCCACTTTTGAAACGGACGTTTATAGCCACGTGTGGTATTTAGAAGGTATTGGTACTGAAGAAGTTTGTCAGTATTAGGCAGTTTATTCATTTCATTAGCATACAAGACACAATCTTTATGGAAAGAAAGAGCCTTGTTAACAACGAAGGGAACATAATCCCCTTCATTATCTTCGGTGATTATAGATTTCTTGGTCTGTAGAATTGATGGGATAACATCTTTGAAAAGATCAGTCATTAAACAAACTCACAATCGACCATAATTTCTGTGAGACAAGCTACAAGATTGATCTCTTGATCGGCTACAAAGGCACTTTGATACTGGTATCTAGATATGATCACAACCGCCTGCGGTATACATTCGGGTTTAAAATACTCATACAACGAATCATAAACCTTACGATAGATGCGAGCAGGTTCAATGTCGGAGTTTGCAACGACCCACTTACGCATCTCACTGAAATTTCCCTCTTTCAGGAAACCAACAAGTTCCGATATCTTTCTTACATCTGAAATCTGAGAAAGAGTACCAGCATCAATAGCACCAGAAGCGGAATAACGCTGAAGTTCATTGAGTGTGCGACGATAGTCTGGAAAATACTTCGCGACAAGTTGTTGTACCACTGCCTTATCATATGTTACACCTTCCTTTTCTAGGATATTAGAAAGACGCTTGAATAGTTGCATAGCCATCTTCGGCTTCTCATCATTTCTTAGAGAGAAGTCAATAACCGAACAACGAGAATGTAATGCATCAATCAATCTAGACTTGAAGTTACAAGTGAAAATGAAAGAACAATTTTCACTGAATTCTTCAATAGCACCACGCAAACCTGCTTGTGCTTCAGGTGTCAGGTAATCTGCCTCATCCAAAATGATTACCTTGCGGCCGCCAGTCATTGAGATTGTCGATGCGTATCCTTTAATCTTAGTGCGCAGCATATCTATACCACGCTCTTCAGAAGAGTTGATGAACAGGTGATTTAATCCAAGTTGCTCACATACCGCCTTAGCAATAGTCGTCTTACCCACACCGGCGGAACCAGTGAGCATCAGGTTGGGAATATTACCCTGATCAACATACTCTTGAAATACCTTCTTAATACGATCAGGAAGGATACAATCTTCTACATTATGAGGTCTATACCGCTCACACCACAAATATTCTGACATTACAAATCCTTAATAAGTTCACGAAAAATTTCTTTCGCACCTTGTTCGCCTAACTGTTTGACAAATATGTTCTTTGAAGTAACAGCCATTGCCGAAGCCAAAGCAAACAAATCTTGTACATCATCGCACATCATGATCTGCGAGTCAATGGGTTTCATCAACTCTTTCATGCGAGCAATTCGGTCTTCAGGATAATATGCCATCAGGGCACCGTATTTTTGATCACAAGATCATACGACTCTTCAAAGGCTTTGTTCTCTTCAACCTCTTCACCGAAATTTGCCTTGTAGTAGGCTTTCGACATACGCCGAACAAGTTTCTTGTCCACACCCAGTTCATCATAAAGTGTGGCAAGAATTTCCTTTTGAAGATCACGTTCTGCTGCCATACGCGACATAGAGTCATTAATCTCCATGATAGATTTCTTAAGACGCTTGCGTTCCGTCTCATTCAAGGACGAAATGTTGACAGTTGGCTTCTGATTATGTCCAATGTTAGCCATAGTATTCCTTTCACTATCTAATAATATCGATGTTTTTGTTTGAAGTCCAAACTTCTATTTCTTTTCTAACTTTGCCTTCATTATTCAATGTCTCATATCTCTTCTCAGCCTTTTTACGCCACCATTCAATAATATTATCAAGTTCAAATTTATCATAGTTATCTTTATCTTTGATAATTTGATTCGTTTCACCTCTAACAATATCAACAAAATTAGATATACCATAATTAGAAATGTAATATCTTTTCTGTTCTGTCAAAGAAGTCGCATCTTCGATCAACTTCTTGAACGTATTATATTCAGGAGTGTTTTTGAGTCCCGCTTTGGTCATTGAAATTATCTTATTGATGATCTTCATCTTTCTAGATGATGCGCCTTCGGGTACAAATACACCAACAATATCTTCAACATACTTTTTCAAATTGTTATAAGGTTCACCATGCATCATAGGTATAAAGTTACTATCTGTAACACCCTTAAACCTTATGTAAGGTTTCATGCCATCATATTGAGAAACTTGTTTTGTACTACCATAAAGACTTGTAGTTTCAAATAAACAAGTATTCATATTATACTTAGCATTCAACTTTTCTCTAACCCAATGAGAACAACAAATTGCGGCAAGAAGTTTACCACCGAGATAGTTGTAACCAAAAGGTTGCGCCGGCACAATAACAAATCCCATTATAGTACTTTTATTGAATGAAGACGCAAAAGTTTTATCCTGAGAAAAGACACCTTTCAACAATTCGTTTCTAGGTTTCATGTTGATGACAGGTGATCCCAGTCTAATGAAACCTACCCATTTGTTACTCTTCTTCTCAAGAACGGCCAACCTCAAACATCTGCCAGGAATGCTGGTCATATTGCTATGTGAAGATATCATATTGAGATATAAATCCCAAATAGACTGATCCATTTCAACAATCTCAAACTCCATCTCTTTAGGATGAATAGAGAAGTCGTCAAAAAGGTTTTTATCTAGACCAAAATCAGGAAGAGAAATCGATCTTTCAGATAAAGAGTTCAACTTCTGTTCGCGCATATAGTCTTCAATGTTTTTGAATTTACCGAAGTATGTTAAGAAAGAATCATAACATACCTTAGATTGATCGTAAGTAAGTTGCAACTTACTTCTTCTCCATTGCAATGAAATACTTGAGAGTGCCGCTCGCGTTTGTCCAGCAAGAGAAACCGTTGACCTTAATCTGCACAACATAATTATCAGGAATTAGACGCAGATTTTCAGTCTTGAAGGTTACGGAGAAATCTTCACCATCATGATCACCAACACGCATGTTAGCAAAGTTTGAAGTGTCATTCTTCAGTTCATGTGAACGAACAAAAAGACCTTCTTTACTACCAAGAATAGAGATATTGGGAAGATTGTTCATTGCACCTATCTTTAGAACCTTATTCAAAGAATTTTGAGAAAGATTGAATGTAAGATCAGGATTCTTCATAACAAGTTCTTTACCTTCAGGCGGAGAAACAATAAGATTAGGCGAACAACCGTGATAGTTAAGTTCAATCTCGCCGTCATTCATCTTCACCTTCTCTGTAGAGAAAGATAGAATAGGATTCTTAAGCGTTGTAATATTACCAAGAAACTGGTTCAAATCATAGATACCGAAACTTTCAGGAAAATCATCATCCAATGTCGCTTCAACAAGGATGGTCTGCTCAGGACTAATAGTCTTTTGTACTTTTCCCTTACGAATAACAACACCAGAATTGATGCTGGCAAAGTTCTTCAAAACCGAAAGTGTACGTTCATTCAAATTCATAATGTAGTCTCCTTTATTTACGCGACAGATTTAATTGTATCAGTATTAATTGGTCCTGTAAAGGCTTTTTCTGATCTTTTCTTTCGTTTCTTCACTGTGTTTCTTTCCAAAAAAATGGTTCTTTTCACCTCTCATCTTTTCAGACACACGCAACTTGTCTTCAGCCGAACGCGATTTTCTGTTTTTAGGATAATTGATACTTTTACCCTTCTTAGCCTCACTAATTTTTCGTTTGCGTTCCTCTGTTGCTGGTTTTTTCTTTTTACCCCTGGTAAGTTTCAAGGCTTCTGATCGAGATTCGCGAATAGCATCCTGAATGTTTATCTGACCGGAAAGAAATTTCCATGCAATCTTATCTTGCCAATGACCTAAATCTTCCCACAGTTGTTTATGAAGATTTGCGTGTTGTTCTACTGTTACTAAGACGAGATTGGATGGATCATCAGTACCACCCATATGTTTTGGAATGATGTGATGTTTGTGGTAATAAATAGACATGCTGGCGCTCCTTCTAAGCGTTAGAGTAGGTGGGTTCCCCAACCGCGACCTACACACCTATTTAGTATTTCAGCTATCTATTGGCCCTCGAAAGACCTTTTTCAAATGTTCAACATCAGCCTCTAACATAGAGATTGTTCCATTATTGGTTATGACATAATCAAATTGTGATCCAATCCATGACCACTCTGAATAGTGTACACCAAACGATCTCATCAAATCGGTATTACCTTCTGTGTTTGCTCGAAGAGCTGTGTCATACCACAAAGGATCATTTCCACGAGAAACACGAACGATAAATCCACCATTATCACGAATGAACTTAATCTCATTGGGAAAACGAACATCAGGGATAACAAAGTTAGCTTTGCTTCCCTTGATTCTGCGCGCGACCGTATGTACCCACAGATCACGGTGAAACACATCGCGACCTGCTTCTGTACCCATTAGTTGCATGGCAAGACGCGGAGTGAATTCATATCCTAATCTATCACTCCACCAATCATCGCGACACTCCCGAAATACTCGGCTCTCATCTGTGTCACCCTCAAGAAGATGTCTCGGCCATCCAAAAATGACCGATGTTGCATCCTTAACTGCGTCGGCGAACGATAGCTTGATGAAGCTATGTTTCTTAACGAGAATGTCGCCGACTGTTCCCTTACCAGAACCAGCGAAACCAACAATGCCGATTAACAATTACAGACTTCCTGTTATTTCGGCGATCTTGTTCATGTCGCCGGTAAATGCGTAAGTGCCGACATGTTGTGTTTTCATCCATGGACACAACCAAATCTGACCACCAATCGCTCTCCAATATTGACAGAACATATAATCTTCTGACAGATAACGATGTGAATCTGGATCAATTACCGTGTCGAAATACGCATGAATATATCTTGTACCATCAAAGTTAGCCTGACCAACATGATCTGGTTTATAGTTATATTCTGGATATGCTTCTCTATACTTGTCAAAAACTTCCTTCTTGACCATCATGTAACCAGTGCCAATCTCCATAACCTCGACCGGTTCAGTTACACGGAAAGATGTTGTGCCAGGAACAGGATTGAAAACGAAGTCGCCTGTAATCTGGTCTAAGTCACCTGGTTTAAAACCTTCACGCAATGCAATTGTATCTCCATTGCTAACAACAGAGTTTTTAATAACAGCATTGACAATGTTACCCCAGTTGATCGACTTTTTAGGATAAGGACCACCGACAATATCTCTATCAAGTGCCAATAGTGCTAGAACATCTTGAGGGTTGAAATTAACGTCGGCATCGATGAACAGTAGATGGGTACATCCAGAACGTAGAAATTCATCTACTAAGTAATTTCGTGCTCTTGTGATTAGGGACTCATTGAAGATGAAAGAAAATCGACACTCAATACCGTATTGAATACAGATTGCTTGAAGGTCGAGACAGGACTTAGCATAAAGACCGAGGCACTGGCCACCATAACAAGGTGTGGCAACAAACAACTTTTTCTTTCTCAATTCATCAGTTGAAATTTTGATTTCCATATTGTTCTCCATACGACAAAAGAGGGATGTGACGTTAAGTCACTCCCTCTCTTATATAGTAAACTAATCTAGATTAGTTAGCAAGGCGATAGAAAGCGGTACGCTTACCATCAACATTACGGTAGTTTGTGTAGATGTCATAAAACTCACGTAGATCGGCGACACGCTTTGAAACTGCCTCACGAGGAACACGGGCCATTGCTGCGATGGAATCAACGGTGATACCAGCGCCTGAGTTGTTCTTCAAAAGGACGTTTTCAATCTTTTCAATCTGTGTCTTGCGAGCTGTAGCCATATTATATATACTCCGTTTCAAGTTAAGTGATACTGACGGTCGTGAAAGGAAGGACCTGTGTATACCGTCAGTATCATAATATTATACACAGGTATTCTTGCTTTGTCAAGCTTTATTTTATGA